TGCCAGATAGATCACACATACAGGATCACACTGTTTCGTAACTGCCGTATAACAAAGGACTTACAATGTATGCCGCTTGAATGGGGTTCAAGAGGTCAGGGGTTCAAATCCCCTCGGCCCGAGACAATTACCTAGGGGAGGGGTCCCAAAAAGGCAAGCAAAAAGTCCTTAAAATAAACATTAAAGACTTGCCGTATCACACCGATTGTATCACAGTGACGCCGGTCACTTGAATTTATGAGCGAACAAAAGTTTTGTCAGATTTGTCGGGGAACGTGGCCTGATGGCCACGAGTCCTGGTGCCCAGTGCTAAGGGGTCAGCCGCAACAGTCGGGCCAACTTCAAAGCTTTCCGTTGGCGAGTACATACGGGAAGACTGATTTCGAGCTTGCTGTTCTAGACTATCTACAAAGGATAGAGCGGCGACTGGTGGAAATAGAGAAGAAACTGCAAGGCTCTTAAGGTTGCCATGCGTGGTCTCTATTTACGTGGCAACGTTTGGTGGGTGGCTTTTAAGCGGGGCGACCACTTCTACCGAGTCAGCACTAAGGAGACTAACGAAGGTCGTGCGATCTTGGTGGCAGAGCAGATCCGCGATTCTCCTGAGTTGGCGGCAGCTGATCATCTCTACCGTGAGATCGACCTCTATTGCGAATATCTCAAAGACATTAACCGTAGTCAGCGTTACTACGAAAATATCCGCTCAAGGCTGCGCCCCTGGGCGGCTGAGATCGGACCAGAGCGATTGCTCTCTGAGATCACTCAGGCCGATATGCAAGCCTGGTTTAACGCCAAGCGAAAAGCGGTAATCGACAATACCGCGGTGGCTTACCTTGATGATATCCGTCGGCTGTTTGGCTGGGCGCTAGAGAAAAAGAAAATCAGGCTCAACCCTTGCAACGGACTCTCTGAACCGATGGTCAAGCAGCGCTACCGGGACAACTGGATTGACAAGGAAATGGCGCTGGAGCTCTTGGATAACTGCCCGGACCTGGAACTTAAATATTGTCTGTTCTGCGCGATCCATTGCGGGATGCGCAAAGACGAAGTGATTATGAGCCGGCCAGGGTGGTTCAACTTGGTGCGCGGCTTTATCCGGATTCCGGCTGAAGAACAAGGCTGGAAGCCCAAAGACGGAGCAGCCCGCACCATTCCTTTATCGGACAAGTTCCGTTGTTTCTTGAGCCTAGTCTATCCGCCGCGTTCTCCCTTTATGATTGCACCTGAGGCTGAGCAAGGCAGTTGGCGTTACCGCTACGATTTTAAACGACGTTTCAATTCTTATGTCCGCAGCCGTGGCTTGGAATGCACGTTCCACGATCTGCGTCGCTCATTTGCATCAATACTGGTCAGTGACGGAGTCAGCGCCTTTCTGGTAGCCGAATGGCTGGGAGACGATATCCGCGTGGTGCAGCGGGTATACGGCCACCTAGCGCCGTATCACCCCGAGATCGGGCGATCATTCTAATGGCTTTTTGCGACTTTCGCGATAGATGTAGCCGTACTTCTTTAGCAGTTCTGGGGCAAACTCTTCTTCCAGTTTCTGCCTGATGGCCTGCTCGATAAAGCGGGGATCCTGCTCGATCATGCGCCAGATACGATCGTAGTCTATGTCTGGTGCGTCTTCCCAGTCTTGCGGGTATCTGTCGCTCATGCTTAATAGTCGGGTCTGATATAGCCCATCTTGCGAAGGAACTCGATCGGGTAATCTTTCTCGAGTTTTTCCACAATAGCCTGGTTCACGAAGGCACTCTGCTGAAATTTCTTTCCGGTTACTTTGACTAACTGGTCAAAGGTCTTCTTGATATCGGGCGGCACTCGTATGGCCAGGATCGGTCGCCGGTCATTATCATCTAGCTCTGTTGTTTTGTTGGGCACAAAAGGGTTGTGAATAAGATGTGAGTAAGTTGTTCGTAAGCCGCTTACTCTGGTTAATTGCTATCCGGTTGAATAAATAGCTACATAAATCAAAAAGTCAACATCAAGTCCCTAAAAAGCCTTTTTTTGTATAATATGCGTAATATGGACTTGACGTCTAGTTGAACCGGGGTTATACACTAGGCGACGGAGAAAAATACAAACCATGGCCGAAAGAATCACAACCGTGCCGCACAATCGCGTGTATTTAAAGCAGTCTGAAGTCCAGGATATTCTGGGTCAGACCGTCTTTAACGACGCGATTCGGGCCAAGTGGCTCGCACCCACTGTTACCAAACGAGGGAAGAAACGCGCTAATGCCATGATCCTGTACTCACGGGCTGATGTGCTCAAAGTGCAGGACCGCATGGACGCAGGCGAGTATCCCGGACAGAAAGCTAAGAAATGACTACAACAGAAGTAAACGGCGGCAACACTACCGGTGCCGTTATTGAAGAAGTTAATCCCTTTGAGGAGCGGGCGCGAGCCGAAGCGGCCAAGCCGAAGCGGCCTAGTGTACTTTCGGCTATTACTACCCGCAAACGGCGCCGACCAATTTTTGCAGTGCTCTACGGGCCTCCAGGCGTAGGTAAATCGACTTTCGCCAGTGAGGCCCCTGATCCGATATTTATTCCGACTGAGCGTGGACTGGATCAGATTACGGTGGCGAAGTTTCCAACTCCGAAAAATCTCATTGAGTTTGGTAGCTACCTCAAAGCGGTCGAGGAGGAACCCAACGATTACAAGACTCTGGTAATCGATACGGGCGACGCGCTTGAACTCTTGATCACCGATGCGGTGTGCGAGGAGGGCAAAGTGAAAAGCTTGGAAGAGTTCGGGGGCGGATATGGCAAAGGTGCATTCCGGGCGCGTGAGTACTGGCAACGGTTGCTGGTGCGTCTGAGCAGGATGAGCGAAGAGCGCAATGTGTTGCTGGTCTGCCATTCGCACCTGCGCACGGTCAACGATCCGATGTTGGCGGCTGCCTATGATATCCATGAAATCAAGATCCAGCCTAAGAGCGCTGAGCTGATCCGACAATCGGTTGACTTGATCCTGTTCGCCAAGATTGCCTCTACGCTTGCCAAGGATAGCCCCAGGGCGCGTAAAGGTCGGGCATTGGTTACTGGCGACCGGGAGATGTACACCAGCCCCACAACGGGCCTGGAAAGTAAGAACCGCTATGAGTTGCCCAACCCGATGGAATTCAGTTGGGCGGCACTGGAGGAAGGAATCAACAAGTTTTACGATAAATGAGTGCGTACCGATTTAAAGAGCCGCCTCCGCGCGGGCAAATAGCTGCTGGGCCTTTACCGGAAAGCGATTACGATTTTGTGGTGGCTAGCTGTGGCGAGCCCTATGAGTCAAAGGCCAGCAACCTGGTCTTACCGCTGGAGCTGACCATTCAGCCGCACGGTATCCGGGTGTTCGCGAATCCTTGGACTGGCCAAACGAGTGCCGGCGAAGAACGTGACGGGATCGCTGAATTCCTGCTCTGCATTAACCGTGCACCTAAGGTGGGTGAGGAACCCAACTGGCGGAAGCTAGTCGGCGCGAAAGGCCGGTGCCGGCTGAAAGTCGAGGTTGCCCAGATGGGATCTCTAGCCGGGAGTCCGGTCAACAAGGTGGCGTATTTCCATGCGCCTAAACAGGTCGATACCGGCCGTGCGCAGGTTCAGGCCGTTCAAGCTCAGATCAAGGCCAAGGTTAACCCTGGAGAGGATCCAGATGAGATCCCATTCTGATAACGACGAACGAGCAGGGCTGCCCAGCGCTAGCGCCTGGCCTCGCTATGAGGCATGTCCTGGCTCGTGGCAACTGGAGCAAAAGGCGCATGAGCTGGGCCAAGTCGCCTGTCCGCCTAATCAGTGGACCCAGCGCGGTGAGCGGATCCACGCCTGGCTAGCTGACGAACCCGTGGAACTTTGCGATGAAGAACGCACTACCGCAGAATTGCTACTGGGCCGCGCGACTGAACAACGACGCCGGATCTTTGGCGATACGGAGGTTTCTGAGCTTAAAGAGAAACGGCTTTGGCTGCGGCTGAATGGGCGACTGGTGGCCAGCGGTCGTTTTGACCGGGTGCTTTACACCGAAACGCTCGCGCTTGTACAGGATTTCAAAACGGGTTTCAGCGAGCCGACCGAAGCGAGTCAGAGCGCTCAGATGCGGTTTCTAGCGGTCCTGGTAGCGTTGAATCTGCGTAAGGTTACTGAGGTCGTTGTGCAAATTATTAGCGGTCCCTTCGGAGTCAGTGAGGCCCGCTATAGCGTAAACGATTTAGTTGACCTCTACCGCCAGATTGAGGCGACGCTGGCGAGCCTTGAAGCACCCGATGCGCCGCTGTGCCCAGAGCCGAGCATCTGCCGCAAATGCCCGGCTAACTTGATTTGTCCGGCGCTTAAAGCGCTGGTGCGGCCTATGGTCCGGACACTGGAAAGCCCCTTACCCGATGGCGCACAAGCCGCCAAGCTCTTGGACGAGATCGCCATATTCGAGAAACATTTCGAGGAAGTAAAAGCGTTCTACAGCAATAAGCTTTCCGATCCCGCTTATAAGATTCCCGGCTACGCGCTGGTACCTGGAGCGGGGCGTCGGGAGATAACCGATTGGCCCACGTTGCGGGAGCGCTTAATTGCCAGTGGCTTGAATTCAGAGCAACTGGACGGACCACGTTCAATCACTGAACTCGAACGAGCGGTAGGCCGTTGCCTGCAATTAGGGGGCCTATCAGCTAAGGATCGTTTCAACCAGATTGCCGAGGGTTGTGTAGGGAAAAAAGAACCGGCTCCCAGTTTAAAGCGGATCAGCGGTACACCTAAGTTGAAAGAGCTACAGGCGGCGTGAAACCATGCAATCGCTCATCACTGAAACCAGAAGTGAACTGATCAATAAGATTATCCGTACCCTTGAGCTACAGACTCACGAGATAGCGGATATAGTAGAGTTGTATTACGACTGCCAGAAGCTGCGGATCGCTCACGCCAACAAAGACCGCAGCGAAGCACCCAGTGAGCTGGTGCAGTGGCTGGATTACTGGCTGCACGCAGGCGAATCGGTCATTCAGGCTAAGCTCAAGAAATGGGTTGAGAGCGAGCGCAGCCCTGCCCAAGCCAAGTGGGCATATGACCAGGTCGGGATCGGCCCGGTACTGGCCAGCGGGTTAGCGGCTCATATCGACATCGAGAAAGCCCAGAGCATTTCTGCGGTGTGGAAATTTGCCGGGTTAGCTCCTGGGTTCGACCGTAAGACCAAGGGAACAAAGCTTCCGTACAATGCTCGATTGAAAACGCTTTGCTGGAAGCTGGGTGAGTCCTTTGTCAAGGTTTCGGGTAAGCCGGACGCTACCTACGGGAAACTGTGGGCGGAATTCAAGCGTGAGGAAATCGCCCGAAACGATTCGGGCAAGTACGCAGAAGCGGCAACGGCGGAGCTAGCGGCTAAAAAGTTCAAGGTCGCAGAGGTTAGAAAGATTCTGGAAAGCGGCCGGCTCACAGACGCGCACCTGCATGCGCGGAGCAAGCGCCGAGCGGTGAAGATATTCCTAGCCCATTACTGGAACGTTGGTCGAAAAGCAGCCGGCTTAGCGGTGCGCGAGCCGTATGCGAAAACGATCTTAGGGCACGACGGGATCATTCCAGCCATAGAGACAGAGTAACCCCTGCCATAAGAGCGAGCCAGCCGCCGAGAGAAACCCACAACCCGGGAGCGAGCCAGTTAGGTTGAGAAACCCATAACAACTGAGCGAGCCATCGACCGTGAGAAATCCATTCAAGTAAAGCGAGCCCTCGAGAAGGAGTAATCCGTGTTCAAAGAGCGAGCCATTGACCGTGAGAAACCCATTCAGGTAAAGCGAGCCAATAAATAGGAGTAACCCAGATCCTTAGAGCGAGCCAGGGGACTGAAGAAACCCAGTGTCACAGAGCGAGCCATTCCCTGCGAGTAACCCAAGCCGAATGAGCGAGCCAAAAAGTTTGAATAATCCCACAGCGAATGAGCGAGCCAGCGGT